ACCCGGCGATGGTCGCTGCTGGCAACGGTGACTTCGCCATGCTGCGCGCCGATCTGGCGGCCAAGGGAATCCAGGGCTCTGCCGAGTTCCTGGCCCTGGCCGAACAGTCGTGGACCAAGGTGAAGGCCGAGCGAGATGCCATCGAAGCCAAGGACAAGCAATCGATTCTCGATGCTGTCGGCGGCGAGAAGAACTGGAACGCCATCCGCGAGTGGGGCGCGAAGAACGCCGAGCCCACGGAGCGCACGCAGATCGCTGCTGCTCTCAACGCGGGCGGCTTCGTTGCTCGTGCTACGGCTCGCCTGCTGGCAGAGTCTTTCGCCAAGGCGAGCGGCACCACCATCGAGCCTGCCAACGTGGCCCGCAGTGACGCGGCAGGAGGCAGCCGCGGCTCGTCGGGTGGCCCGCTCAACGGCACTCAGTACATCAGCGCCCTCGCTGAGCTGAAGTCTCGTGTCGGTGCGACCAACCTCGACGGCAACCCCGAGTACCTCGCCCTGGTCCAGCGCCGCCGCGCCTACAAGGGCTAAACTGTGGGCACCGCTTGGTGCCCATAATACACAGGATTTACCCCAGAGTCTGCATTCCGCTGACCCACTGACGGGGTAATCCCAACGCCATTTCCAAGGAGATACACAATGGCTCTCGACGACGTTTTCTCGGTCATTCGCCCCGGTCAACTGGGTGCAACGGGTGCGGTCGATGCGACCCACATCGAAGAGTACACCGGTGAGGTCGAAGGCACCATCGCCCGCAAGTCGGCGCTGAATGGCTTCGTCAAACTGCGCACGATCCGCGGCACCTCGACCATCACGAACTTTGCCGTGGGCAAGTCCACGCTCCAGAAGGTCACGCCGGGCGCTGCACCGGACGGCACCACCAACAAGTTCGGCAAGAACACCTTGACGGTGGACACGCTGATCCTGGCCCGCACGATCTTCCCGCTGCTGGAAACCTTCCAGACCAGCTACGACAGCCGCATGGAAGTCGGTCAGGAGCACGGCCGAGAAATCGCCAAGTTCTACGACCAGACCTTCTTCATCCAGGCGATCAAGACCGCGCAACTGACGGCCTCAAAGTTCACCGGGGTCACCACGGGTGCCGGCCACTACGGCGCGTCGCAATCCACCTTCGCCGGCGCGAGCGACTACCTGGACCCGGCCAAGCTCTACGCCCAGATTGCCGACCTGTTCGTCAAGATGGAAACGAAGGACGTGGACCCGCGCACCGATGACGTGATGATCGTCGTCAAGCCCGCCGAGTTCTACACGCTCCAGCAGAACGAAGCGCTGATCGACAGCACCTACAAGACCAGCAACGGCACCTCCATCGAGGCCCACCTGCTGAAGTCTTACGGCGTGCCCGTCATCTCCAGCAACAACTTCCCCGGTGGTGAAACCATTAGCGGCCACCTGCTGTCCAACTCGGACAACAGCAACGCCTATGACGGCGACTTCTCGAAGGTCGTTGCCGTGGCGTTCTCGCCGCGTGCCCTGCTGGCCGGTGCCACGATCCCGCTGACGACCGGCGTGTTCTGGGACGACGCCTACAAGCACTGGTATGTCGATGCGTGGCTCAGCTTTGCTGTCGGCCCGAATCGCGCCGAGTTCGCTGGCGTCATCGTCAACCCGTAATCAACGGGCGGGGGCTTCGGCCCCCACAACAAACCCCCGGTTTGCCTCACGGCAGATGCGGGGGTTTTTTCGCGTTTAAGGATTCTCATGCAAACACTTGATGTTGTCAACGAGATGCTCGGGACGATGGGCGAGACGCCTCTTAACACCCTCGAAGACCCGCACACTTTCCGCGGTGCTTGCCTGAGCACCCTCACCAACATGAACCGTCAAATCCAGTCGAAGGGTTGGTGGTTCAACCGAGAGACGCTGGAGCTTGCTCCCTCTGCTCTCGACTCCACGATCTACCTGCCCGGCGACTTCATCAACGTCCGCGTCCCCCGCCTGCCCACGGGCCGTGCGACTCGCAACGTGGTGCAACGAGGCCGCCGCCTGTACGATCTGGACGAAGGCCGCTATGAGTTCGACAAGGCAGTGACCGTCGAAGTCGTGCGTCTTATCCCGTTCCAAGAGATGCCAGAGACGGCAGCTCAGTACGTCGCCGCCATGGCCGTGCTCCAGTTCCAGTCCAAGTACGATGGCGACACCGCCAAGAGCCGCGAGATTCGTGGCCGGCTCGAAGGCCCTATGGGCTTGTTCGCTGCCATCAACACCGAAGAGACGCGCAACCGACAGGTTAACCTGATCGAGTCCAACCCGCGGCTGCTCCGGCTCAAGTTCATCACCAAAGCGGCTCGACGCCTGCTTCGATAAGGAGACGCCATGAAGGCTTCAGGTTCCTACGCTTCGCTTGTGCGCGGCGTATCTCAGCAAGTACCGCAGGACCGTCAACCGGGCCAGCACACCGAGCAGGTGAACCTGATCCCCGACCCGGTGAAGGGCCTTACGCGCCGCCACGGCTCCCGCTGGGTGGCCGAGCAGGCGCTGGCCCTCGACCCCGCCGATCTGCCCGCTATGATCGCGGACACGGCCAACTGGCGCGCGTTCGACTACAGCAACAATGGCAACGACTTTGTGGTCCTGCACCGCACGGCCGCCATTGTCTCGGGCTCGACTCTGCCCCCACTGATTGCGTTCAACCGCACCACGGGCCAGTTCCTGACCTACGTGCGCAACACTGTCGATGCCCAGCTCGACCTCCTGACCTCAGGCGGCGTGAGCGCCATTACGGCCATCGGCAAGTACGTCTTCATGGCGGGCCACACCACGGTCGCCTCAGCCACCAGCTCCAACTTATGGGCCGACTCCGGCAACCAGTCCAAGGCTGTGGTCTGGATTCGTGGCGGCGCATACGCGCGGGACTTCACCGCCACTGCCACCAAGCTCGACAACTCCCAGGTGACCTTCACCTACAAGACCCCGGCCAGCAGCTACCCCGACACCCTTGACACTAGCAAGGTACCCGTATACGCAGCCGACCCGGCTGGGGGCACGCAGGCGGATACCGAGGCGGCCTATGTGGTCAACGCTTCCGGCGTGTACCGCGCGGAGCTTTCCTGGTTCGCCTGGAACCCGACTTCACTCACCATGAAGAAGGGCGCGACGGCCATGACCAACACGTACCCGACTGCCCCGGCGTCGAGCACTCAGTTCTCTTGGGCAACGGGCGATAAGTACGCCGTCTTCCATTCGAGTAACCTGGGTGCGACTGACCTGACCATGAGCTACACTCATACCAAGACGGTCACCAACCCCAACTACGCCAAGACGGTCAACGACATCACCAACGCTTTCAATAGCGCGGTTACCAACTGGATTGGTACCTCCTCGGAAGCGATCACCCCGAACGCCATTGCGGAGCAACTGCGGCTGGCCGCGGTTGCGGCTGGGCTGACTACCGCCACAAGGCAGCAGTCCACGATCATCTTCGACAACGTGAAGGGCCTCACGGTCCAAGACGGCGGCGACGGCACCCTCATCCGTGGCGTGGCAAACGAAGTGACCAACATCGATCAGGTGTCGGACATTCACAGCGTTGGAAAGATCGTGAAGGTGCGCACCCGCAATAGTAAAGAAGCCTTTTATTTGAAGGCCCAGGCCCAGGACGCCGCCATCACAAGCGGCTACACCAAGGTGACTTGGGTGGAAGGGGCGGGGGTGCAGCACACGATCACGAACGCCCTGGTCTACGCGACAGTGAGCGGCTCCAGCATCTACGTTGCCTCCTCGGCTACGCTGCTGAACACGATCCTCCCAGGCACGCACCCGACATACCCGGTCAGCACCTGCGGCGACAACGACTCCAGCCCCCTGCCATTCTTCATCGGCAAGAAAATCAGCTACCTCGGCATCTTCCAAGACCGTCTGCTGATCGGCGCGGGTGCCGTGCTCCGCTGCTCGAAGATCGGAGACTACCTGAACTACTTCCGCAGCTCGGTGCTCACGGTGCCCGCTGACGATTCACTGGAGATGCTGAGCCAAGGCAGTGAGGATGACGAACTTCGGTTCTCGTGCTTGTACGACCGGGACTTGGTGATCTTCGGCGTGAAGCGCCAGTACGCTATCACGGGCCGCGGCGCGCTGACCCCGACCTCTGCAAATATGCAGGTGATGTCGAGCCACAGCAACGCCGCTGATATCCCGCCGCTGGCTGTGGGTAGCGTGATCTTCTACGGCCAAGTCGGCGAGAAGTCTTCGAGCGTCCATCAAATTCAGCCGGGCGTTGTGGCCGAGAGCCCCGAGTCGTTCATTGCCTCGTCGCAGATCGACACGTACCTGCTGGGCAAGGTGATCGAGCTGAGCAACCACGCGAAGCCGACGCATATCTTTGCTCGCACGCAGGGCTCGCGCAACAGCATCTACTGCTTCAGCTACCTTGACAAGGAGGGGCAGGGGCGGGTGCAGGATGCGTGGGGGCGTTGGGACTTCAACGAAGACCTTGGGCCGATCATCGGCATGAGCCGCACGCCTGAGGGCTTGCTGGTTTACCGCCTGCAATCTGGCGTCAAGTACGATGCCAGTGGCAGCGACGTATGGGTGGTCGCAGACCTCTGCCCGCTCACGACCGGACTGGCGCTGTACCCCTACCTTGACTCGATCCGCCCCTTGGCGACCGTCGAAGCGAGCACGGGGGCCACGCACCCGACCACGCTGGGTGACTGGTACACGGCCTTCGACAGCACGAGCGAGTTCCAGTTCATCGGCGACACGCTTGCCAACTCGGCGGCCCTGGTCACAGAGTTCCCGGCCGCCACAGGCCCTCAGGTCGGCGCACTTCAGCCTTGCTACTTCATCCCGACGAACCCATTCGTGAAGGACAAGAACGACAAGGCAATCACGAGCGGCCGGCTGGTCATCACCAGCATCCTGGCCTCGCTGAAGGACTCTTCGGGGTTCACAACGCAGATCGATGCCAACGAGGGCTCGGTGGTTCACGAGTACAACGGTCGCACCATGGGCGACATCAACAACCTGATCGGGCGCGAGCCCGTCACGGACACGTTGCAGTCGATCCCCATTGGCCGTGAGACGCGAGAGTACACCATCAAGCTCCTGGCCCGCAAGTGGTTCCCCTTCACCCTGACGACCCTCGAATGGATCGGCCAGTTCTACAACCGTACCCAGAGGTTCTAAACTATGTGGTGGGATTCAATCGGCGGTGCGTTTGTCGGGATGACCGAGAACGCGCTCGCCAACAAGAAGATCGAGGTGACCAATCGCCTGGACAAGGTGAACGCGGACGCAAGCAACGCAGTGAGGCAGGCACAGAATGCCTTCACTGCCGCCAAGGGCTCGCTTGCCCGCTGGACCCAGAGCGTCAACAACAACCGCAGGCTCACGGCTGGCGGTAAGCAGCTCGAAGCGGCCGTTACCAATTACCGCCGCGAGCGGGACGACCTGGGAAAACAGAGCTTCTCTCAATCGATCCGCATGGCCGAGCAGCAGGGCGCAAGCGCTGCGGCCCAGGCTGCGGCCGGCATCGATGGCGGTGTGGTAGACATGGTGAACGGGGCCACGGCCCTGCGTGACTCCCTGGTCGCCGAGAACCTGAAGTCCTACGGGGAGCTGGCGGACTACGATGCTGCCAAGCGCGCGGGTGCCATCACCCTCAATACAGCGCAGGGCTTGGACAATTCGTTGATGCTCGACATGCTGGATTACAACGTGGACATCACGAACCCGCAGGTGGGCTTCAGCCGCACGGCGGCCATCATGCGGGGCATTGCTAGCTCGCAAGGCGTTAGCCCGGATGCCAGCAACAAGGCAGCGGACAACAGCTACAAATCCAATGATGCGGGCACCAACGCACGCTTCAGCTTCTCTGGCATGAACGCCAACAACGAGACGCTGAGCGGTGATGCGCACCTCAACAGCAACGGCTACATCGGCTCGGGCAGTGACTCGTCTTCTTCGCAGCAGCCCTACAAGCTGTGGGACACGGGCAACCTTTACAGCAGCAACTTCGGCAAGCAGGACGAGAACCAGTCAGGTTCGTTCTGGTCGTTTTAAGGAGGGCCTATGGCTCAGAATGACAACACCCTCGGTGCCCCGACAGAGGGACTGGGGCAGAACGTGACCTTCGCGTTCAACCCTACGCGCTCCCCGCAGGCGGAAGCCGGCGCAGCGCAGGGCATCCAGGCGTCGCTGGACATCAACGGCAACACGTCGTTCCACAGCCAAGCAGTCGCCCCGGCGATGCCCGACCATGACCCCACGGTCCAGATGCTGTTCAAGATCGGCGAGCCCCTGGTTCGCCCGTTTGTCCAGCAGCGGCAGACCGAGCAGTATATCGCGGGCATGCAGAAGGCAATGCAGGGCGAGGCCATCCAAGACATCGCGGCCAATCGCCCCTGGTACTCCAAGCTGTTCGGCGAGACGGACGTTGTGGAGGGCGCTCGCCAGTATTACAGCAACACCCGCGCCCAGGAAGTTGTCTCCTCGATGGAAGACAACATGCCCGAGCTGCGCAAGATGCAGCCCGCAGCGGCTCAGAAGTATTACAGCGAGAACGTGACGGCCGCCCTCACCGGCGATCGGGCCGCGGACGCGGCCATCATGCAGGGCTTTGTGCGGGCCGCTCCGGCGCTCATGCGGCGTCAGGCGAAGGAGCACTACGGCTGGCGGCAGGAGGAGGCCGCGACGGCTGAGACAGCCAACTTCAAGGCGGGCGCTACGAGCCTCCAGCTCGCGTCGCAGGGCCTCCAGATGGGGTACATCACCCCTGAGGAATTCGCGGTCAGGAAGGCCGATCTGGTGCGTTCCTGGGCACCTGCTGAAGGCCGGGACAGCGAGAACTACCAGAAGACGATGGCGGCAAACCTCATTGCCGCCGCCGAACAGGGGCAGTTCCACGCCATCAACGCTCTGCGCGAGCCCATTGCGCACCCGGACGGCACAAGCATCAGCTTCCTTGAAGTCCTCACGCCGCAGCAACGCAACGCGGTTGAGGGCGCTGTGAATGCAGGGGAGGCCCGGCTGGTCAACAAGTACAGCACGGACTGGTCGGAGCGCATCGCGGACCTGAAGTTCAGGGCGCGCATGGGGGGCGACGGCGCAAGCCCGAAGGAGCTGTACGATCAGGGCGTCTCGATCAACGACGAGTTCCAAAAGGCTACCGGCGTGAGCTACGGCGTGCTGAGCCCCAACGAACTCATCGGCATCAAGGAGACGAGTGGCCTCAAGATCGCAGCAGCTACCGAAGAGAATGCTCGGCGTGCCGAGGCCAACTTGGAGAAGGCTCGTGCGCTGGGTGACAAGTCCGCGGCGGCACAAGCTGCCGAGAACGAAAAGGACTCCGTGATCGTGCGCGAGGGGAGCAACGGCAACCTCGGCCTGCTCGTCTCAATGCCGGGCTACACCGAAGAGCGCGCGAACTTCGCCTTCCGCAACTACTGGCTGACGAAAGACCCGGCCACCCAACTGCGGCTGCTGCAAAGCAACTTCACAAACCACGGCTACACGGTCAAGTCTATTGCCAACGAGATGGACGGGCAGGTGAGCAATCAATTGCTCGCCACCAAGCCAACCCTCACCACTGGAATGGAAGCAGCCTCGGCCCGCTTCGACGCGATGTATAACCAGTCGCCTTCCCTGGCTCTGGCCTACCATCCGGTGAACGGTGCCAAACTGCTGAAGTACCGCCAGCTTCGGGACACAGGTGCCATGGACGCGCCGACTGCATTTGATGCTGCCTTCGTGCAGCCTACCCAGAAGCAAAAGGTGCGCGGCGAGACGTTGAAGGCCATCACGGCTGAAATCGTCAGGAGCCAGAACAGCATCGTGCCTGCGTGGCTGGGTGGCTCGAAGCTCCGCAAGGAGTCCGTGGACGTTCTGACTGATCTGATAGGCCCGGACGTGGAGACGGTGAGCGAGTCCAACCACGACGTGACCCTCTCAACGAAGATGGTGATTGAGGCCAAGAAGTCCCGCAACGAGCTGGACATCCTGGGCGAGCACGTCGTTCCCAATCGGGGCAACGGTGTGGGCATCGAGAGCTACCTCGTGGGCCATGGCGTCAAGCTCCAGCGGGGGCAGGTGCCCATCGGCACGGACAGGGTGGGCGATGTCTTCAACGAAGCGATTCGTGAGAAGCTGAACACCACCTATGAGACTGGTGCTGACGGCAAGTCCAAAGAGGTCTACGGCATCATGGCCGGCAAGACCCTGACCAACCTGCGCATCGTGCGCAACCCAGACCGAGAGGGCGTGCCTCAGCTTGCCATCTTAGCGGCCGATGAAGACAACGTGGTTCATACGGCCACCCTCAGTGCCGACTCGATCTTCTCCCTCTCCGCACGCAAGCGCGCCCGCGGTGGCGACATCATGGGCTTGGACCAGAAGGTCAAGCAAGACCAGAAGCAACTGAACGACGCAATTGCAAAGGCGCGTCTTCGATAAAGGAAACCAATGAGCGATATTCGTGACCAACTGAAGTCGGCCATCTACGGCCAAGAGTCCTCCAGCGGCAAGGCTGACACGTCGCAAGAGAACTATGCCGGGGCGCGCGGCCCCATGCAGGTCACGAAGTCCACCTTCGAGGGCCTCAAAGGGAAGGGCCTGATCCCAACAGCCTGGGACCATGCCAACCCCGAGCACACGAAGGCAGCGGGCAACATCCTCATCGATACCCTGGCCGACAAGTATGGAGACGATCCCCGCAAGGTGGCCGCCGCCTACTACGCGGGCGAGAAGGCAGTGCGTGCCGATGGCACCATCGCTGACTTCCGCGACAAGAAGAACGCCAATGCGCCAACCACGTTGCAGTACGTCTCCCAGGTGCTGAACCGAATGGGCGTGAGCACCGAGGCAGCGCAAGCAGGCGTCTCCCCTGTCACCAAGATCGAAGCCTTCGACGTGAAGAATTGGGACCAGCAGCGGATGCCGGCCAAGATCGCCAAGGCGAAGACCCCGCTGTACGACGCGCCCGTACCCAACGGCGACGTGCAGACGATGGCCCCTCTGGCTGTACCCACGGAGAGCCCCATCGCTGCACAGCAGGCCGCCGCACAAGCGAACGACCAGAAGGCCACCGAGGAGTACGAGAAGTCTACATGGCTGGATCGCAGGCAGAACGGCTGGATGCACAACGGCATGTTGGGCTCCGCGCTGAAAGAACTCACCCGCCGTAAGGAGATTCCGGTACCGGGTTTCAACCCACGGGTGCAGGGGATCGAGGCGTACGCCGGCAAGACGGAAGCGGATCAACTCTTCCTCGACGACGCGGTGAGCCCCCACGATCTGGAACTTCGCAAGGCCGAAATCGAGCAGCGCAATGACGGTATTCGGGCCGCTAACCTGCACGGCACGGGCGATGCTATCCTGGGCGCGATCTTTGAAGGCCTGCCTGAGGGCATCTTCCTGGGATTCGGCGCGACAAAAGCCTTCCAGCTTGCCAACATAGCGTCTGCGGCGCGGCTCGCTAGCCAAGGTCGCAAGTGGGCCGCGCTCGGCGCGGAAGCTGCGCAGGGCGCTGTGGGTAACGTGGTGCCGCTGGCCGTACAAGACCAGTGGGACCACTACGTCGGCGTGGAAGACTACGGCATGCAGGCGTCGTTCGGTGTGCTGTTCGCCGGCCTGCACTACCAGGGCATCGGCCGGGCTGTAGAAGGCGCGCAGATGAAGGCCCTGGGTCAGAAGATGATGGAGGAGGCCAGCATCCGCGTACAGGCGACGCGGGCCAAGGCCATCGACAACCTGGGCGAGGGGCCGCACACGCCCGAGGCCCTGGCCGCCGAGGTGGCCCGCCTGGAAGCCGAGTCTATCCACAAGGACGTAGCCGCTGTCACAGCCCCCGTGACTGAGGACCGCGTGCTCCTGCCCCGTGAGTTGTTCGAGCCCCCGAAAGCCAAGGCCGTTGCGCCCTCTGGCGACCCCGCCTTGACAACTGGCCCGAATGGCGCGCAAGTGCCCTCCGGTCAGCAGCGCTTCGGAGAGAGCGCCCTGTACAACGAGGAAGAGGCGCGTAAGGCGCTGAAGTTCGCGGGCATTGGCCCTGACGAGATGAGGGCCGAGCTAGCGAAGGTGGACAAGATCGCTACCGGCGAGGCGCAAGCCAAGGCCAAGACGCCTATCGAGATGCAGGCGGCTGTCCGGTTCCATGGCGAGAAGCCCGTCTGGGACAAGTTCGGAGACAACTACGATCTGACCCGCATCGAGCACTTCAAAAGCGGCCGCACGGCGGCGCAAGTCGCCGAGGTAGAAGGTGTGCGCGTGAGCTGGCTTCTGCGCCAAGCTCCCGGTCTGCACGTTCTGACGAAGCTCGCAGAGAACTCGCGCATGAAGCCCGTCATCGAAGCAGCGCGATCGCTGGCAAGCCAGTTTCTCCCGGACTCACGGATCGCCTTTGGTATCGACGAGGGGAAGATCGGCAACACCGGGGTGCGCGAGCGCCCAACTCACGACGCCATTGTGTACTCCGCGGGGAGCAACCACATCATCGGCGTGCGGGACAACCTGGGCTGGCATGACGCGCTGACTGGAGTGATACACGAGCTGGGACACGCAATCTTCCACGAGAATGCACGGCACATTCCGGCCGAGCTTCTGGGCCGCATGGTCAAAGAGCACGGCGAGTTCCTGGCAGACCTTCGGGCCGGCAAGGCAAGCGCTCGCTTGAAGCGTTCGTCTGAGGGTAGCGCCAGCGCGTTCAACGCTGACGGCTCCCTCAAGGGCAAGATGGCGAATCTCGAATACAACGCCAACTTTGACGAGTACACCGCCGAGTCGTTTGTTCGCTACGTGCAGAAGAAGGCCCGTGAGGGTGGCGGCCCTGAGCTGCCGAAGAGCGCACTTGACATCCTGGCGCAAGCCTGGGAGAAGATCAAGGAGTTCTACACCAAGGCGCTGGACAAGGGATACCTGTCGAAGGACGAGGCGTTCCACGAGTTCTTCGACCGAGTGCTGAAGGGCACTCTGAAGCAAGAGCAGAACCTGGGGCAACCTGAGTTCTTGGATGCGGGCCTCGTGCTGCCCCAGCTCAGCCAGAAGTCGCATGGCCTTGACACCATCCCCGAGAAGTCGGTGCAGCAGCAAGCCGAGAAGCAGGCCATCACAAGTCTGTACGCAAAAGCTGTCGAGTGGGCCAAGATCAACGTGATCGACAATGCCCGCCTGAAGTCCCTCACGGACAACAGCGTGTTCAACGTCGCAAGCACGGGCCTGCTCATGCTGAAGTCGAAGAACCCTGTGATGCGCATGGTCGCAAGCGAGCTGGTGGAATCCGCCAGTGGGGCAACGGGCCGCAAGGACACCGCTGCCATCGGCAAGTACATCAACGAACGCGCCTACATGGGCAACACCATCAACGAGGTTCAGTCTGCATACACCATCTGGCGAAACTCCCAGGGCGGCAACGTCTTTGGGGACATCTGGGACGGCAAGCTCAAGCAACACTTCGACCGCTTGGTTGCTCAGGAAATCGAATCCAGGCGACCCGGTGCCACGCGCATCGAAGCACCTGAGGCAGTCGTCAAGGCTGCTGACTCTTACGAGCGCGCGTACACCCGTATGCGTACTGCTCAGGTCGAAGCCAAGACCATCGGATGGGCAAGCCTGCCGGCCACAAGCGTAGGCTACATGCCCCACCGCATGAGCCCGGAGAAGGCTCGCACGATGACGGATGCGGAACGAGGTGCTCTGCACACGACGCTCGTGGACCAGTTCATCAACATCGAAGGCTTTGACATCACGTTCAGCGCGCATCTGGCTAACCAGTACATCGACCGGATTCAAAGCCGGGCGCTGGGCGGCTACGAGACGGCGAGCGGCATCCACCAAGTGGGGGCTGCGGACGTGGTTGAAGAGGCGCTGGGACAGATGGGCTTGTCGCGCGAGCAGATCAGGGAGATGATGAAGAAGTACGTGGCGGGTGGCGCAGGCCACACCAAGCGGCGTCTTCAGCTCGACCTGAACGCTGAGCACGACAACGGCGCTGGCGGCACGTTCCGCCTGCTGGACCTCTTCGAGACAGACCAGCTCAAACTCCTGCGCGGGCAGGCTGGCCGCGTGAGCGGCGAGGTGGCCCTGGCCCGTCACGGCGTCATGGGCAAGCCCGGCTTGAAGCTCCTCCGTAAGGCAATGGAGTACGGCGCTGATGGAGAGAAGACCACACCGCAGGAGATGGAGGCGTTCGACCAAGTGGCCGCAGAGCTGCTGAGCGAGCCCTTCGGCACGGCGGGTGGCAAGTGGCTCGACCGGGCCATGACGACCAACAGCCTCGCGCGCCTGGGCGGTATGGGCTTCACGCAGTTCGCAGAGTTCATCAACGGCTTCGCGCACATTGGCGTGGCCGGGACGCTGGACGCTGTGGGAGGCATGGTGCGGCTGCGCGCTGAGGCAAAAGCCCTGGCCCGCGGTGAGAAGGTGGACAACCCCATCCTCTCGTCTGTGGAGATTCACGGCGGCGCTGAGTTCGGAACCGATGCCTACAAGATCGTGTTCCCGTTCGATAATGGCAATCAAGCGTACCAGACCTACGGGAAGGACACGCTGACGTTCGCTGACCGCGCACTCCGCGGGGCTTCGCACGTTCAAGCCAAGCTTAGCATGTGGCGCTCGATCCACTCTGCGCAACAGCGCGGGATGGCCGAGCAGATCATCCACAAGGCGGTGAAGTACGTGCGTGGCGGCGTGGAAGACAAGGCACTTGCAGACATGGGCTTCACGGCCGATGTCCGAGCAGCAATGCGCGAGAGCTTGGCCGACATAGCCACGTTCGACGCGAACGGTAACCTCGCTCGATTCGACATCACCAAGATGGCGGACACAGCCGCGGCCAACCAGTTCGTGCAGGCGGTTCACCGCGGCACCTCGCAGATCATCCAGGGCACCTTCATTGGTGAGACTGGCAAGTGGGCGCACAACGACTACCTGAAGCTGATGACGCAGTTCCGGTCTTTCAGTATCACGTCAGTGGAAAAGCAATGGGCACGGCAAGTGGGCAACCACGGCACCGGCGCTGTCATTGGTCTGCTGCTCGGGTCGATGGCTGCGGCTGCCCCGATCTACATTGCGCGTACCCTGCTCGCCTCACAAGGGCGGCCGGATCGTGAAGCGTATCTGGAGAAACAACTGAGCGCGGCACAGATCGCGCGAGCCACGATGAACTACGTGGCGCTAACCGGCTTGACCGGCGACATGCTGGACGCACTCACTGCCGTCTCCGGCGCTGGCACCGTCACAGGTGGGCGCTCGAATGCAGGGTCGCAGTTTGTCGGCAACGTCGTGGCACCCGCCGCTGGCTTGGTCGATGACTTGTGGCGCGGCATCCAGAACACGAAGGCAGGCACAGACCCGTCCGACCTTGTGAAGAATCTTCCCTTCGCAAAGCTGCCGTTCCTCGCACCCGCGATCAACAGCTTCCTCCCGTAATTTCTAGGTGTCCATAATACACAGCGGCCCTTCGGGGCCGCTCTCTTTTACCTCTGGAGCCATCCATGTCAACCCTTTTGCTTCAACTGTACAGCCAGAATCATTGGCTCGCAGATGGCTCGCAGACCATCTGGAACTTCACGTTCGCTGACGGCTACTTGAGCAAGTCATTCGTGAAGGCTTACCAATTTGATCCCGTTGGGAACAAGACCCAAATTTCCGTTGATGACTCCATGTTCATCGGCGAGTTCCAACTTCAGGTCACGCCTGCCATCCCGGCCGGGTACACCTTTGTGGTTCTCCGCGACACGCCGAAAGATGCGCCGTTGGTGAACTTCGCTGACGGTGCCCGCGTGTCCGAAGTCTCTCTCGATACCGTCGCCCGGCAGGCTGTTCACATCGCCGCCGAAGTGCTCGACGGTTCCGGTTCGACTCTGCTCACCGACGAGCTTGGCTTCAAGAACATGAAGCAGGAAGTCTACACGGGCTCCTCGGTCGTGGTCCTCGCGGATCGCGGCAAGGCCCACTACAAGTCGGACGGTACGGGTGTCACGGTGCCAAACACTCTGGCAACCACGTTCCTGTCCACGATCATCAACGACAGCGATGACCCGATGAACGTGACGTTCGACAGCGCCATCGCAATTCTCCAGGGCTCTGGGGATTACGTGGGGAAAACATCATGGGTGATTGCACCTCGGAACACGCTCTCGATCATGAAGGTGGCGGGCGGCCGCTGGTACATTTCAGGGGATGCGACGTGAAGACTGACACCATCGCAAGTCTCCCTCCTGTCTCTGTAGCTGGCATCAGCTTCTTCGGGTATCCTGTCGCTGATTGGGTTCAGTGCCTTGCGGGCCTGTGGTTGCTGGTGCAGTTCGGATGGTGGCTCTACAAGAACTTCATCGAGAAGGACAAGGAATGACAGCCGTACAGCAGTGGTGGTTTTCGGGCGGTAAACGTGCAGCTCCGGTAACCCCGGTTCGTAAGCTCGACATTGACGCCCTCCTGGCGTTCAGCACTGCCTCTACGGCAGCACTATATCACCCTGCTGGCGTCATGGCCGGGTTTAACCCGGCCAAGGCCTACGAGGTCACGCTCAACAGCGACACGTACCTCGCCTGGAATGAAGCCACCGTCCTCGATGGCGTGCCTTGGCGAGTCCGCGTCCGCTGGACTGCGGGCGGGATCGACCACGACACCAATGCGCTGGGCTTCGGGGCCACTGCTGCCCTGGCCCACGTTGAGTTTGTCCCGTTCACCATGACGGGTTATGATACGTACCAGCTCTGGATTCCCGACTCAGCCAACGGCGATAACCGAGGGGGATTGTCCCTTACCATCACGGAGCTTCCATGAGCAAGGCATCAGAAGAGGCCCTGGGCGAGTTGCACGGCCACCTTGCCGTCGCACTCACTACCGTCATCAAAGACGGCGCGCAGGTGCTGGATAGGGAAGGCGAGGTCAAGAGCATCACTGCCCCGGCCTCGTACTTCGCAGCGGCAATCGCCCTGCTGAAGAACAACAACATCACTGCTGACCCGACCCGCAATGCTGACTTGGCCGATCTGGAGAAGCAACTCTCCGAGCAGCGCCAGAGTAGCAAGAGCAAGCTCCTGTCCAACCAAGCTGCCTTCGAGGAATTCGAGCGGCAACTTGGAGACATGACCAATGGCGCGTGAGAATGCAACCCAGGCGGCGGTACGGGTAAAGAAACTCAACCTCCTTCAAACGCACTACAAGGACTTCATCGTCTTCTTGCAGGACGTGATGGAACTGCTGGGATTCAGCACCACTGAGATTCAGGTCGAGATTGGCAACTACCTTGTTCACGGCCCGCAGTACCTCATGGTGCAGGCGCAGCGCGGGCAGGCCAAGACCACCATCGCAGCAGCCTTCGCTGTCTGGTGCTTGATCCACTCACCCGCTCATCGCGTGCTCGTGCTCTCGGCGGGCGGCACCCAGGCTGGCGAAATCGCCATCCTCATCATCCGCATCATCTTGACGATGGACGTGCTCGAATGCATGCGCCCCGACAAGACCGCAGGTGACCGCACCGCCACGGACGAGTTCGATCTGCACCACTCCATCAAGGGGCTGGACAAGTCGCCATCCGTGGCCTGCGTGGGTATCGATGCCAACCTCCAAGGCAAGCGCGCCGACTTGCTGATTGCGGATGACGTGGAGTCCACGAAGAACTCCGCGACGGCCGTGCAGCGCGCCAAGCTCTTGCACATCACCAAGGACTTCGCATCCATCGCCGACCGCCCTTGGTCGCGCGTGGTATGGCTGGGCACGCCCCAGACGATGGAGTCCATCTACAATGCGCTGCCGGCGCGGGGTGTACAAATCCGCATCTGGCCGGGCCGCTATCCGACCGCTGCGCAGCGCCACCACTACGGCCTGCACCTCTCCCCCACCATCGTCCGCAAGATGGCGGAGAACCCCGCCTTGTGCTCTGGCGGGGGCATGCTGGGCGACCAGGGCCAGCCCGTCGACCCTGTGCTCGTCTCGGAAGAGGCGCTTCAGATCAAGGAGCTGAACCAGGGCGCGGCGTACTTCCAGCTTCAGCACATGCTGAACACGGCCCTCACGGACGCGGCGCGTTACCCGCTGAGCCCGCTGAAGCTGACGGTCCTTCGGGGCTCCGGCTCTGCGTTCCCGATGACGGTGACGCGCGGTATGCTGGACACCCAGATCAGGGACTTCACGGTCGCTGACCACTCGTTCCGCATGATGGCCCCGCATGAAGTCTCTATCGAGACGACACGGCTGCAAAGCATCTGGGCGTACATCGACCCCGCTGCTGGCGGTGCCAATGCTGACGAGACGGCCTGGGCCATCGGCGGCTTCCTGAACGGCAACATCCACCTACTTTCCGTGGGCGGTATGCCGGGCGGCTACACCGAAGAGAAGATGATCGCGCTTGCCAAGAAGCTCGCGCGATTCAAGCTCGACGGCGTGACCATCGAGAAGAACATGGGCTATGGCGCGTTTGCTGCTGTGTTCACCCCGATCCTGCGGAAGTACATCCAGTGCCAGATCGAGGAAGACCTCGTGACCGGCCAGAAGGAAACCCGCATCATCAACACCCTGGCCCCGATCATGGGCCGCGGTGCGCTCATCATTGAAGAGAGCGTGATCGAGGAAGACCAGCAGACCATCGACGATGCAGGCTACGCTGCTGCCAATCGGCAGACATACAGCCTCTTCTTCCAGCTTGCCAAGCTATCTGCCGCCCGCAACTCGCTCATCCACGATGACCGGGCCGACTCGGTGGAGGGGCTGTGCCGCCACTTCGGTGAGGCCATCGCGCAGGACCAGAAGAAGAACCTTGACAAGCAGCGCGATAAGCTGCACAAGGAAGCCATGAAAGACCCGTTGAAGCATAACCGCTTCATGCGGAAGCTGCCCACGCGGCCCAATATGCTGAGGCACAAGCGATGAAACTCAAAGCACTCAACCCCGACCACCAGTACGTGAGCTTGTACGTCGATGAAGACGGGGCTCTCCTCGTTGCCACCGACGACACAAGCAACCCGCTGCCCGTTGGGGCAGTGCCAGCCAAGTCGCTGCTCGTCAACGCTGACGGCGAACTCGTCGTCTCCACATCATAGGAACACCATGACCATCGTTGACGAAACCACCCGCAAGCTCGTCTCCCTCGAAGTCACCAGTGACGGCCGCCTCAAGGTGACCGGCTCAGGTGGTGGGGGAGGCGGGGCCTCTGCCTATACCGGCCTGACCGATAAGGCCAGCGTTAACCTTCCGAGCATCAACACGCCGCTTGCCTCTGCCCTGAGCACGCTGACTTCCAACGTCGCTGCCAAGGCAGATGCTGCGGCCACTACTGCGGCACTGTCGGGTAAACAGGCATCTCTGGTGTCGGGCACCAACATCAAGACCATCAACGGCTCCAGCATTCTGGGCAGCGGCGACCTCGTGGTCAGCGGCGGCTCTGGCCCTTCGAGCACGGATGCCTTGACCGAGGGCAGCACCAACCTGTACTTCACGCAGGCGCGCGTGCGAGCCGCGCCGCTGACCAGCCTGGATACCACCACCACAGGTGCTGTTTCGGCGACCAGCACGGTGCTCGAAGCAGTCGGCCGCTTCATTGCGCGCTTCTTCACCAAGCGCCTGTTTGTCGGCCAAGCGTATGCCAACTACGACGCCAACAGCATTGGCTCCGATGACCCTCACCTTCTGGAAGTGACCAACGACCCTGCGCAGGATGCCGGCCCTCTGGGTGCTGGCTACCAGTTCATGCGGTTCAACAGCTACGGCGCAAGCTATGGCGGCAACATCCACTTCTGTCGCTACCAAGGCAGTGTGGCCTCACCCAGCTCGGTGAACAGCAGCAACTACTTCATGAGCTTCGGCTTCCGAAGCTACGCCTCTGGCTCCCTTCAGCCCTCGGCTGCGGCCTACCAATACCAAGCCACCGAGAACCATACCTCGACGGCGATGGGTGGCAAGTTCATCTGGCAGGTGACGCAGAACGGCTCAGCCTCCCGCAACACGGCCTTCGAGGTCGGCGCTGTGGGCAACGGCAATGTGGCCCAGGTCACGGGCTCGCTGGGTGTTGCTGGCGCGGTCAAAGCCACGAGCCCCACGGGCACGTATTGGGAGATGGTGATTGCTGCCTCGGACGAGAGCACCGCCATCACTGCCGGTACTGGCAAGGTCACGTTCCGCATGCCGCGGGCTGTCACTCTTACAGCCGTTCGCGCAAGCCTCACGACCGCGCAGTCCGCGGGCTCCATCTTCACGGTGGATATCAACGAGGCAGGCAGCACGATTTTGAGCACCAAGCTCACCATCGACAACACCGAGAAGTCCAGCACCACGGCTGCAACGGCGGCGGTCATCAGCGACACGGCCCTTGCAGACGACGCTGAAATCACCATCGACGTGGACCAGATCGGCACCAGCGGCGCGACGGGTTTGAAGATCACCTTGATCGGAACCATCGCATGATGCTCCTGAATCCCTTCCGGGGGTTCGGAGCCCCGCCCGCTGTGCAGCAATGGGAGTCCTCAGACACCGACCTTAGCTACCTGTCGCTGAGCAACAGCAACCGCACCATGACCCGCCTCGCCTTTGGCAGTAACGGGTACAAGACTGGCCGCGGGTCTGTTGTCATCAGCGGCAAGAAGTATTGGGAGATTGAGGTTGACGCCAACCGTCAAGGCAGTAGCAACTTCTACCTCATTGGCGTGAGCCCGGGCAGCGCCAACGGCACCGTCCCCGGCATAACCAGCAACAACTCTTGCACGTTCGGTGGCGGGCGTTCCGGGTACACCAACGGCTCCCAGGTCTACGTGTCTCCGTTTGCCAGCCAAACGGTGAGTAGCGCGGGCGATACAGGCACCAACTTCTTCGTTGGGTGTCTCGCCTACGATAGCTCCAACCGCTACCTATGGATGGGCGCTCTCAACGGGAGCAACCAACCCGAGTGGTTTCACAACGGCTCTGGCTATGGCAACCCAGCCGCAGGCACCAACCCCGCATTCGTTGTCGGGGGCTCTGCTGATATGTACCCAGTTGGGGCGCTCTGGTATGCAGCAGGCGGGGACAATCTTCTGGCTCGCTTCCTGGCCGCTCACATCGTGGGCACACCGCCTTCGGGCTTCTCCGCTTTCTAATCCTGTTCTCAATTCTCGAACCGAGAAAGAGCAGCCATGCCCTTCGGGGCCTCTCGCACAAGGGACTTCCATGCGCATCGAAAATCTCCCCTCTCCCGGTATCCTGTCCAGCTCGCTCCGTCTCCGCACTGAAGCCACCAAGGCCATCAACGCTGTGGAGATTGTTGCCGGCCGCACTCCGGGTGGCAAAACCATCGCCGCGGGCACCCTCGCCACCTTCTTCACCGCATGCGCTTCTGCCATCGCGGCGCTGAGCGACGTGGCGGTGGTTGGCTTCGCAAGTGTGACCTCGGCCACGGCTGCCTCAGCAACCCAGCTCAACATCGTCTTCCCCGAGTCGATGGACCAAACGGTCGTGCCTGCCCCAACGGCTTTCGCCATCAGCGGTGACACCATCACTGCCGTGGCCTGGGTCAATGCCACCACGCTGCGCCTGACGGGCACGGGCTTCGCCTCGGGCGAGTCCCTGGTCTACACCAAGCCCGCGACGAACGCCCTGCGCGACCGCGCTGGCAACCAGACCGCCTCGGGTACCAAGGTCACGGTCTAAAGCATGAAGCGCATCTACGAGAAGGCGGCCATCGCGGTCGCTGGCATCGGGCTGCGCCGTATTGCTGCTGTGATGACCCTCTCGGTAGCAGGTGCCAGCGGCATCGTCTACCATGAGGGCACGGTCGGCAAGGTTTACCTCGACCCCGTGGGCATTCCCACGGTCTGTGTGGGCCACACCCGCACAGTGACCAAGGCCGACGTAGGCAAGGACATGAGCGCTCAATGCGCGCAGCTCCTCGTCTCCGACACCAAAGCAGCTCAGTCTGCGGTGGGCCGGTTGGTTCTGGTGCCTGTCACCCAGGCACAATACGACGCTTTGGTGTCGTTCACATTCAATGTCGGTGAGGGGAACCTCCGCTCATCGACTCTCCTCCTCAAGCTCAACAGCTACGACTGCCACGGGGCAGCGGCTGAGTTCCCTCGCTGGAACAAGGCTCGGGGCAAGGTTCTCCCTGGACTGGTCAAACGGAGGGCGGATGAGCGCATCACCTTCGAGCAGGATTGCTGAGTACGTCAAGGCTCATGGACACAAGCCTGTGCAAGTCACCGTGCCCATGCTCCGGTACTGGCACAAGCGCATCAACGATGAGCTGTTCAACGGCTTCTTGCTCCCGTGCCAGCTCACTACCGGCGAGTCCGACCTGAGCTACGCGGGTGCCCCTGCATCCGTGCTGGGCCTCTGCTACAGCCTCGAAGACGGCCGTGTGCGGGTCCACATCGACGAGCAGGTGGGCCTTCGGGCCAGCATGCTCTCGACCCTCCTGCACGAGATGGTCCACCAGTGGCAACACCAGTCGGGCTACCCCATGAACCACGGCTCCCGCTTCCGCGCTCAGCGCCGCAGGCTGCTTGCCGCCACCGGACTCACGATATGATCCTGAATCGCCTCTACGCCCTCATCCTGGGGGCCTGCCTCCTGCTGGGTCTGGGTGCCGGCACTGTCTGGTACCTCATGCACGACGCCGCGGTGCTTGCCAAGGCCAAGATCGTGGACCTGACGGGCCAGATCAAGCAGGCCCAGGAGGCCGCTGCGCATGATCGAGCTGTGCTGGCCTCTCTTGCCCAGGAAAACGCCGCCCTGGCCCGAAAACAGGCCTCGGTGAGGCTGTCTGCCATGCGCGCCCTGGCCCAGAATCACCAATGGGCCGAAACTCCCATCCCGCAGGAGGTCCAAGATGCACTTTCAGCGCCCTGAAGGCCCTGCCGGGCTCCTGGCCGCCCTCCTTCTCCTCACGGCATGCGCTACTACCCCGAGCCCTATCAGGGTTTTGCCCCCGGTGGAGCTGTCCA